CTCAAGTCCTTTGTGAGCAACCTTTTGGACTCCTAGGAGGGCTTTGTGCCTGAAGAAGAAGACGCAGTTGTTGAGGAATCCGTCGAGGATAATCCTGAAGCAGCAGCACCAGATGAAGTAGTTGGGGAACCTGACGAGTCATACACCATCAAAATTGATGGCGGTGAGGAACAGGTCAGTCTCGATGAACTCAGAAACGGCTATCAACGGCAAGCGGATTACACCCGCAAAACGCAAGAGATAGCTACAGAACGGCAACGATTGTCGCAAGCTGAAGCGATTGTGGCTGCGCTTGAAAGTGACCCTTCGGGGACAATTCAGGCTCTGGCACGATCATTCGATGTGGCTGTGGATACCGGCACCAAAGCATCTGACTTATCTGACGATAGTTGGAATGCTGAGGATGACGATCCCCAGATCAAACGCATCACAGAACTTGAGGGTCGCCTCGAGGCTCAGGAGCGCAACGCACGCCAACAAGCCATACAGAAAGAAGTGACCGAGTTACAGGATCGGTATGGGGAATTTGATTCCCAGCAACTCTTTAGCCATGCCCTTAAGAAAGGCATCGGAAACTTGGAAGCCGCGTTGAAAGATATGCGGTATGACGGTTTGACAGCTGAGGCTGACAAACTGCGTGATGAGCTTTCGGTGCTGGACAAGAAACGTGAGGGCGCTGCGTTAGTGGAGTCTGGTGGTTCGAAACAGCCCTCTGCGATTACTGAACCGTCTCAAGAGGCGGGAACGCTTCGTGAAGCTTTCGCTATGGCACTCAAACAGCACAGCTAAAGCACAACTAGGAGCAAACAAATATGGCCGGTAACGCCAATTTTGATGAGATTCTGACTACGACTCTCAACAACTATGTGCCCAAGTTGACAGACAACATATTTAGTGCTCGCCCACTGTTCTATGCCTTAACTAATGGTTCTGGTCTGCGAACGGTTTCGGGTGGCGCACAGATTGTTGTACCGATCATCTATGGCGCAAACTCAACCGCAAAATCTTACGCTGGAACTGAAACCATTGATATTGCAGCGCAGACAGGTCTTACGTCTGCCGCATATGACTGGGGCCAGTATGCAGCCACCGTAACGATCAACGGTTTAGAAGAAGCAAAAAACAACGGTGAGGCACAGATCATTGACCTTCTCGAAGGCAAGATCTTTCAGACTCAAGAATCCATTATCGAGAACATGAACGAAATGTTTCACGGTGATGGAACCGCCAAGGCGACTGACTGGAACGGACTCGAAAACATTGTTAACGATTCCGCTCTCACAGCCAACACTCTTGGTGGCATCGATCCGTCGGTGGCTGGTAACAGTTTCTGGAAGTCGTCAGCAACAACGGCGGCAGGAGCCCTGACATTAGCGAAACTAGCTACACGCTATAACGCTGTGTCGGTCGGCAATGACCAACCCACCATTATCATCACAACCGTAACTTTGTATGAGGCTTATGAGGCTCTGCTCACCAGCAACATTCGGTACACAGATACCGATATGGCTGACGCAGGTTTCCAAAACCTGATGTACAAAGGTGCGCCCATGACATTTGATGGGCAAAACACTTCGGGTGTGGTCTATTTCCTAAACACCAAATACCTGCAGCTTGTGCGCCACTCGGACACTTGGTTCAAACCGACTCCGTTTGTACGCCCAACTGACAAAGATGCGGTGTATAGCCAAATCCTCTGCTACGGCCAGCTAACTTGCAGTAACCGTGCCCGTCACGGCTACCTCGAGGGTGCAACTGCCTAGCAGCCATTCGGTGGGGGGTAGTCTGACTACCCCCGCCTTTAATCTCAGGAGAAGCATGGGGCGGTCCCTTCAGATTGGGTACAGTGGCAACGCTAGACCGTATGGTCAACCCGCAGACGACTCTCAGGAATACATTACTGAGTTCGTGGGTGGCAGGAATGTCACTCGGGTGCCTGACTATCTGGGGGAGATTGCTCCTGCTTCTTCCTGTGTTACCCCGACGAAGTCGGGGAATCCGTGCAAGGCACCACCTGTGTCGGGCACAGATACGTGTGTCTTTCACGGTGGGTGACAATGCAAATTCAGGACATGAGGTCGTACATTCACTCTGTTGTGGAGATCGATTCTGACGACATAAGCAATGACGTTCTGAATCGCTTCCTCGGTGAGGCGTATGACCTAGTCGTGTATTCCGAAAAACGGTGGCCTTGGTATGAGGCTTCAACGACGTTTTCGACTGTTTCGGACACTTCGGATTATTCGATGGCGACCGTTGGGGCAGCGGTCACGAACGGGTTGCGTGAAATTGGTGCGCTTCGCACCGACTCTCAGGTTCTTGAGTTCATTGGCCGCGACGCTGGGGATCTCAGCTACCCGTTGAATTCGGCTGGGTCTGGAGAACCGTATCGTTGGTCTTTCTGGGGGGAAAGCGTTCGGATTTATCCGACTCCTGCAGCTGTCAAGACGATCTATGTGCGGGGCTGGTCAAGTCCTTCTGCTTTCGGCATAGGGTCCGTTGATGGGACGAGTCCTTCCGATTTTCCTGATCCGTTCCATATTCTCTTTGCGACTTACGGCATTGCTCGAGCGTACGAGCAGCAAGAGGATATCGAGATGGCCGATTCGTATCACAGGATGTTTACAAGAGAATTAGATAATTTGCGGGCACGCTATTTGGATGCGCCTGCTCCTCAGCCTGTGGTGTTGAATGGTTCTTCTAGCCGTCGGTGGATGAGCTCAGTGAATCTCCCTGGTCGTCTCCGCTACTCGTGGGAGTAGCGGATGCCACGCAACTACTATCTCCAATCTCTTGAGAGTTTCAGTGGGGGATTGAATCTTCGTTCTGACCAGTTCAATCTGGCGCAGAACGAGTCGCCTGATTTGTTGAACGTGGATGTTGATCCGCGTGGTGGGGTTCGTTTGCGTCGAGGAGTCGAAGTTATCGATGGTGATAACACGGCTTTGGGGTCAAATGTGGAAGGTATCGGCTCGTTCTTTACTGATGCTGGCCTCTCTGAACTCGTTGTCAACTACGGCACTGCGGTGGCGTACAGTACTGGGTCGTCAGCGTGGACAACTATCACTGGGCAGACTGCTCGCACTACCGGTACTCGGATGTACGGCGTAACTATGAACAACTTGTTCTACGCAGTCAGCGGTGATGTTGTCTCTTTCAAAGTGACTGCAGGTAACAGCGGCACAGACCTTGGCACCAACCTGAACGGGACCGCCGGCAACTTCCCTATTGCACAGTACGTGACTTTCTGGAATAACCACATGTGGACGGGGAAAACTTTGGAGGGTGGTACTGCCTACAACTCTCGGGTTCGATGGTCGAATCTGAACGATCCAGAAACGTGGGCGAACACCAGCTACGTTGACATCGATATCGGTGAACGAGGCGACCAGATTACAGGGTTCGCTCCGATGGCAGACCGCCTGCTGATCTTCAAAAGCAACTCTGTTTTCGCTATCTACGGCGATGACACAGATACTTTCCAAATGGTGCCGTTAACTCGCGATGTGGGATCGATTGCTTTGTCGACGCCTGTGTCCACACCCATAGGTGTGTTCTTCTGGCATGACCAGAACGGCGTCTACCTGTACGACGGCCAGCGATTCAATTACCTGTTCGACAAACTGAAGCCAGCTATCGATGATGGTCGCCTCCGCTTCACTGACGCACCACAACTCGCATGGTTCCGTAATCGCCTCTACGTGTCAGTTGACTGGACCGAGGAGGGTGTCACCAGTCGACGGGTACTGATTTTGGATCCGTCGCTTAGCGCAGATGGTGCCTGGACTGTCACCGACATTGACGCTATGGGTTTGCATTCCCATACTCCTCCTGGCGGTGAGCCATTCCTTGCGGGTGCATGCGCTGATACCACGGGTCGAGTTATCAGACTTGAACAAGACCGGTACACAGACCTGTACGTCTCAGGTGCTGCCGCAGCAATCCCATCGTATTTCACGACGCCTTGGGTTGCTGGGAAGAACCCTATTGTTCAGAAACGCTGGGGTAAACCGCGTTTCATCATGGACACTTCGGCGTCAGGGACGGTCAACCTCGAGGTGTACAAGGATTACGATAAAGCCACATCCGTTAGCAATTCGTTTAACGTGACAGGTCGCGGTTCCACCTCAGTGTGGGATACGGCTACGTGGTGTACAGATTCTACTGGTGCCGGTGGGAATGCTGTGTGGGCTGCTTCGGCTGACACCAGCATCACCGACATCATCAAACTCACAACGATGGGATCGGCGAAAGCCATTGCAATGAAAGTTAACGGTCCCGACCATACGTCGGCCTGGGAGGTCAACTCAATGATGTTCACGTACCGCCCTAGGAGATTACGATGACGCTTGCTGTGACGAATTCATTTTCTGCTGGGGCGTCCATTGTCGCCAGTGAAATGAATGCGAACTTCAACGATGTGGAGGCGTACATAAATACGTCCCCTGGAGTGCTGGTAAAGACTGGGGGGACTGTCACTGGGGCAGTGATCTTTAGTAACGATTTCACTGTTTCGGGCACCTCGAGTTTGGGTACAAACAATCAGGTCTATATTGATGCCACTGAAACGGTGACGGGTTTTGCCACAGGGACCGACATCACGAACAACAACGTGGGGTCGTTCTTGTTTGACGCAGGCGTTCCTGTGGGCACAAACACCAATGCGCCTTACAACGGGAACCACTACCAGTACTCCAAATACGACACCCAATCGGGTGGCGGTGGAGCAGGAGCCGACCGACCTAAGTCTAAATATCGGTTGGTGATCAACGGTTCCATTCTCGTTAACGGTGACATCATCGGGTACACCGACGAGTGGACTGGGAACAGTGCGACGTATACGGCTGGGGATGGCTCTCGGATAGAGTGCCAGTGGTTGAATGTTAGAGAGAACGTGGACATCAACGGCTACTGTCGAATCCAAACAGACTATGACTACGCACGCCTGTATATGGGGAACGATTACAGTTCTGCTGAAGATTACATCGAGTGGAATGACACTTTACCTAACACGAGTCTCCCAGGATTCCAGTTTGTCCATAACGGTAACCCGCATCTAGTTATTTCCGAATCGTCTTACAGTGGGAGTATTGCTCTCGACTTGCGTGCGGCGTCAGGTTCTCAGTGGCCTGTCCTCTCTGGCACTGCTGCTGTGATCACAACGACTGGGAGTTCACAACTCGGGTTGTCGTCTTCTTCTATCCGTTTCAAAGAAGATGTAGAGGATCTCCCCACTGAAGATACTTGGGCAAAGTTGAGGGCTCTGAAGCCTCGCACGTTCCGTTGGAACGAGGAGATAGCAACAAGTTCAGGGTTGGATTACGAAACGCAGACGCCAGAACCAGGGTTCATAGCTGAGGAAGTCCATGAGGCAGCGCCAGACGCAACCTTGTACGACGAGAACGGCGACCCAATCGTGTACCGAGATAAGTCGATGCTTGCGTTGCTCGTGAAAGCGGTGCAGGACATTGACCAGCGGTTGGAGGCTCTCGAATAGTGCCTCTGACGACGCAGTACACGCAGGAGTTAACTCCCCAGGTAGCGATAACGCTCACTGATGGCCCCACCTATGAGGGGGCATGGTCGAGCGGTACTGCGTATCAGGCTGGGGATGTTGTGACGTATAACGACACTGCGTACATAGCGCGTCAAGGCAGCACAGGTCAGACACCTGGGAATACAGCTTACTGGCAGCAGATGGCTCCAACTCCGTCGGCTGGTGGTGCCGGCGCTACTGGGCCTGCAGGGCCGACGGGTTCGACAGGGTCGACTGGGCCTACAGGTCCCGATGGCATATCTTTGCTGAACGGTGGCAGCGACCCTCTCGTCGGTACTGGCGACATAGGCGACTTCTTTATCAATACTGCAAGCAGCCAGATCTTCGGTCCTAAAGTTGGTTCTCCCAGTCCTTCGTGGGGTACGGGAACGAATCTCATAGGGCCAGGGGGGAGCACTGGGCCGACAGGACCGCTCGGTCCGACAGGTTCGACGGGGCCTACAGGGAACACAGGAAATACTGGTGGCATTGGTCCGACTGGTCCGACTGGTCCGACAGGTGATCCAGGTGGACCGCCTGGACCTGACGGTCCGACAGGTCCGACAGGTGGCACGGGACCTGACGGTCCGATTGGGCCTGCTGGCACAGGGAATGGTTTGCTGGACGGCGGTTTGCCAACCAGCACGTATGGGGGAGTTTCCCCTGTTGATGCAGGAGGGCCGTAAATGCCGTTGCAGATTCAGTTCAGACGAGGCACAGCTTCAGCGTGGGCTGCCGCAGATCCGACGTTGGCTCAGGGCGAGTTCGCTTTGGAGCTTGACACGGACAAGTTCAAAATAGGTGACGGTACGACAGCGTACGTCAGTTTGCCGTATGGGGGCATAGTTGGGCCTGTAGGGCCTTCTCTTGCCAACATTGATGGCGGTTTAAGTAACTCGGTATACACCATCGCTGGGCCAGTCGATGGCGGGAACTCAGGAGCACAGTAATGGCAATAATTATTCAATTGCGGAGGGATACCGCTGCGAACTGGACATCGAACAATCCGACTCCCGCTTCGGGAGAGTTTTGTATCGAAACCGACACCGATTTTTATAAGATTGGTGACGGGGCTACGGCGTGGACCTCTTTGGGGTATTCGTCGCTGCCGTCTGGGACTGCGCCGTTGGCGTCACCGACGTTTACGGGGGTTCCTGTTGCGCCTACAGCGGCAGCGGATACGAATACTACGCAGTTGGCGACGACTGCGTTTGTGATGACCGAACTCGGTGATTACGCTACTTTGGCTTCTCCGACTCTCACGGGTACGCCCGCTGGACCTAC